CCCGACGGCCAGCTCCTTGACGGCCTCGGCGTCGTAGTAATAGGCGGCCGCTTTACTGAGTAAAAAAACATACTCGTGAGATCTTGTTGGTCTGTCTTTGGCACTTTCCGGCATGGCGTTGGGTTTGTTCCAGATAATGTCCGCCCGGAGGTACCAGCCGTCACTTCTGAGAGCCAGAGCCAGCAGCCACGGGATCCCGATCAGATCCTTGCGTTTGATCCCTCCGTCCTCGATATGCCTCGCGTAGCTGTCGCCGATATTCAGCCAGAGGGTGCCGTCGTCTTTCAGGACTCTGGCGACTTCCCGGAAGGCTTCCACCAGCTTGCGGATGTATTCCTCCGGAGAGCTTTCGGTTCCGAGCTGATCGGCTGCTCCGTAGTCTCTGGCGTTGTAGTAGGGCGGTGAAGTTACGCAGACGCTGCAGCATTTGTCCGGCAGCTTTCTGAGTTCCTCCAGTGCGTCGCCTTGTAGGATCATCCCAGCACCTCCCCTCTGAGTTCGAGCTTCGTCTTTTCGGCGATCTGGTTATCCAGTCGAAGGGCTCCGCGGGTGAGCGCTGCTATTTCCTGCTCTTTCCTGCGGCGTTCGCTTTCTCGGTACCCGATCAGGCGTTGGCCTTTGTCTGGAAGGGATCCGGCCACGTTGTCGATCTTCTCAGTTAATTGTGCCGGTGTCATGCTGCGGGCCTTTTCCCGTTCGTACATTGGCGTGTACTGTTGCATGAAGGCTACCCGATCCATGCCGGGCTTGCCGCCTATGTATGCGCTGCGGTGCATTTCCCAGAGGGAAGTCCAGCCGATTGACTCAACGGCCCGCGCCACCAGAGGCGGGAGCTGGCGGGAGAGATCTCCGTGGTTGAATTGTCCGGCGCTGTACATGAGGTCGCTCACGGCCAGCCATGCCTTGTCCGGCTCTATGAGCTCCGGGTGCTGGATCTCCAGCATGATCTCCCGGATTTCGGCCACGCTCGGCGGCCATTTGTTTGTTGCAATGTGTTTTTTGACCGCCAGCGCTACGATCCCGGATTCGTCTTGTTCAAACATCATAGCCCAGAGGTTCACCGTGGCCTCGATTGCTTTCGCGTCCTTGAACTTGTCAAAATTCGGGTAGGCGGTGACGACGATCGCCACCAGTCGAGCCGCGTCTGCTTTTGTCATATCTCGAAGCCTCCTTCCGCGTCTGCGATTATCCCCGCGAGTACGTCCATGGTGTCAGGTTTTCCACAATTTCCACCCGGTCGCTGTTGATAGCTTCCGGATCCGGCAGGTGGGAGAGGTTCGTCGTCCCATCGCCCCTGATTGATCCACGTTGACGGGTTGGGAATGAAGCGGCCACCTTCTCGCAGCCATTGTTCCGAGGTTTTAGCTGTTGCCACTGCCTGCATGATCTTCTCGAACAGTTCGGCGTCAGGCTTTGCCTTTTCCCATGCCTTCTGTGCGGCTTTCTTGCCGACTTTCTTCGGGTATGCAGTCCAGAACTCTGCGAAACGTCGCTCCTGAGCGCTTGGCTGCTTCTCGGTCGCGGGGGTTATGGGGGTATCCCCCTTATTTTCTGGTCTACTCTGGTTTACTCTGGTTTGGTCTACTCTACCTGCGGTCTTTTTCTGGTCGCTCTTGCTTGCGTCCGCAGACTGTCCGGCGGTCGTCCTCCGGTCGTTTGACTTAGCAGCAGCGCGGCGGGCTCTCGAACGGTTTTTCTCATTTTCTCGCTGTTCGATCAGCTTTCCGGTGTACTCGCTCCAGTCGTGGATCTCCAGAACGCCGTCCTCTGTTGCGTCCAGCAGAGACGCAGAGGTCAGGGCGGCCACAAATTCCTCCGGATCTTTGTCCCACTGGGCCGCTCTTGCGATCATTCTGTCGGATATTCCAGCGAGGGATCCGTCCGGTGCGTTATCAATGGCCCAGAGCCAGAACGAGATCAGCAGGCCGAGCATGTGAGCCGGTTCAATGTCGAGCTCGTCAGCAGCAGCCAGTACCTTGCGGTGGTCTTTCAGTTGTTGGTGAATTTGGATCCATGCCACTGTCGGCACCTCCTTTCGTGGTTTGTTTCTGGTTTGGCCGTGGAGTTCCGTCGGTCTGTCCTCCGGTCGTCCTCCGGTCGGTGTGATTAGTTAAAAGGGAGCTGTCCGTCGTCCGGCATGTCCATGAATCCGTCATTGTTGGCGGGCTGAGAATTGCCATTTGCGTTGCCTCCGTTGCTGTCTGCGAAGTAAATGTTCGAGGCCGTGACCTCCACGGCTTTGCGGTTCTGTCCGGTTTTCTCGTCCTTCCATTTACGGGTTGAGATCCGGCCCTCGACTACGATCTGGCGGCCTTTGGAGAGGTAACGGCCGCAAAACTCAGCGCGTTCTCTCCAGCAAACGATCGGGATATAGTCCGGAGCGGCATCCTTGTTCTTGCTCGGTACCTGCACGGCGAGGTCGAAGCTCGCCACCGGTGTGCCGCCCTGTGTGTATCTGATTTCAGGCTCCTGAGCCAGACGGCCCAGAAGCTCCACATGATTAAGCATTGTCTTGTCCTCCTTGCTGCTTTGCGTTGTCCATAGCGGCGCAGGCTTCATCGTACTGGGCCCG